TAGACCATGCCAATATCTCAGAAAAGGTAATTGGCATAGCTCCCATTTCAGAATATTGCCTAGCCTGATTCAGTTCAAGAAACCATTGCCAGATATGAGCGAGAAGGGCAGGACATTTCATCGTTTCCAATTGCTCCGGTTTCCTACCAGTCTGTTGCCAGATAATGGTGAGGTGCTGCCTCAATGTTGCCCCGTCCTTCTGCCTTGCTGCTAACGCAAATTCAACTTCCGCAAACGCAAGCAGGTCTCCTACTTGCTCTTGGTAAAATTTGCGAGGTTTTCTGAAGCCTCCCGCACCTGCTCAACAATCAGCGGGTTATTTGCACACAATGAAACGGCTAGTTCTGGTGTATAAGGCTGAGTGATCCCGCGCCATCCGATGATCCGAATCGCCATGAGTTCATGAGCAAATTCTACATCATCCTCAACAGTACGAACTTCCTCAGCTTTGCCACGCTTCGCTAGTATTGCAGCTTGTGATCGCTGGCTATTCAGTTGCTTAAACGCCCACTTCTGAACCTTCGCAGCGTGCGCACCGAGAACCGTAAAAAATATTCCGGTGTCTTTTCCTTGTGCATCTAGATACTCAAACTCAAATCCGTCTTCGCACTTCTTGATGATGTTTAGGTCGTCGATTGATACTGTCGTTACTGCCATTTTAGTTCTCCTTTGCGGGTTGAAATTGCCCTTGCTGAAAGATGATCCCGCAAAGGATCAGAGCTTTCAGTAGGTGCGCTCATTAAGCTGCTGAATCTTGAATTGTAAGAGTCGTCTTCAGCGTGCTTAAAGTTGAAGCTGTCCCACCTGTGGTGTTTAGCAGGGCGGTGAACGGCAATGTTTGAATCAAGCCTTTATCGCCGTCATCCTTCGCAGCGCCACTAAATTTAACTGACGGGAATGAGAAAGCAACAAAGTCTGCGGAAGCCGTGTTTGCTGTGGTGAATACGCAGTTGATTGAAGCCAGAGTCTCACCGATGAACAAGTCGCGCAGAGTGACTGATTCAAAGAAGGCTGTTATCTGACCGCTGACTTGTATCCTTCCCTCAAAGATGTCTGGCTTGGTATTGCTGCCAACTACAGGCTCGCCCGTCATATTTGAGTTAATGGTGAAATTCATGCCAGTTATGTTAGCGACCGACGTTCCCGCTACAAATACAGCCCCGTTAACCGCAGCAAGACATCCAGTCGTAGTCTGCGCAGTTGGTGAGGTGAAATATTCCGCGCTCGCCGTCGTAATGTCCTTGCCCATGAATCCAACGCCGATTGTAGCCATGCCGCTGGCTGGAAGTTGCACATCAATTTGCGAAACCTTACAACCGCTGAACACTTCACTCAATACTAGATCGCTGTAGTAATGCTCGATTGAAAAAGATAGGTCTGTGTGAGCCGTCAGAGGTATGCTGGCGAACTTGCCCATCGTCACGCACGTTACCGTATCCCCAGCAGCCTTTGCACCCACTGCAACCCCATCCAGCATCGTTCCGGTCATAATCAAAGCGGTCAATGCGGTGATGTAGAAGTTATGCGCGTTGTTTGGAACGCCCGTTGTAGCAAATCCAGACCATTGCACTACCTGACCGATCTTGAAACCGTCGGTAAAGTACGATCCGCTTGACCGCGTGAATGTGCCACTCGCGCCAGTAGTGACAGCGGAAGTCACTGTGATAATCGCTCCTGTAGTTACCTGAGTCTGGAAAACTTGACGCAATGCTGCTGCCATAAAGTCCTTATAAGTGCCGGGACTTAATTCACCATTAACAGTTCCACCAACGGAGCGGCTACCATGCCGCAAGTCGGCAACTTGGTAATCGGTGCGAATTTCGTTCGACTCATAAGCATCTTTAGTCAGATCAATGTCGCTGGTGATCCGACGCAGTAGCTGCGAATTTGCGGCTGCCGGAACCGTTCCCCATGTTGATTCAACTTTGTACTTAACCTGTTTGCTTACGCCAGTTGCGATGGTCATGATTAATACTCCTTATGAAATGTTAGAAAAGAATCGCACTTTAACTGGAATGGCAAAACGATCTCCATCCACGTTACCGGGCGAAACTTCCGGTGTGTTCGATACTGTTACGGTTACGCCACCATTTACAAAAGCTGCACCTCGATAAAAGGTAGTGCGGATCAACTCCGCCCTAGCTGCTGCTGCCGCTGCGCCAACAAGTAACGGAAAGAGTAATGTCACTTGCATGAACCCTAGTTCTCGATGCCTGCTACCGAATTCTGTATTGACTGGCTCGGCAAAAAGTAGATGCACTTTCTGGTACGCCGTTCCTGTAACTGGTGTAAATGGCGCATTTTCAAAAGCAGTAGACAGAGATGGAGACATTGCATTTAACGCTACCTCAAGCGCCGCTCTGATATTAGTAACTCCGCTCACTTTGAAACCTCAACAGCAACGCGAGACACAATGCCTTCAAAGTCAAGAACAGCGAGTCCAACTACGCCATGCGGTAGAGGTGCTTGTCTTGACCAACCCTTCTCGATCCGCTGCGCGTAAGGCAGGTTGTTAGTTAGGAAGTGAACTCCGATAGATGGAGCCGCTTCTATTCCCGCTTTTATTTTTGCTGTAGTTGCCGATCCCGTTTTGTCAGTAACATCTAACTCACCAACGGGACGTGATCCGTAACCATACTGCCAATTACCTCTGAATCGTCCACCGACATATCCAGCAGGGGCGGGTTTTTTCCAATACGATGCGTCACCAACAGGACTGCGCTCATCTAGCTTGCGATCAAGATCAATCAGCGTCTTGCGTACAAGCTGGTCAAACACCTTGCTCGTCTTAGCTGAAAACTGATTAAAAGTTACGCTTGCCATTATCGCCTCAGAACACAATCATAAAGTACAGCCACTCCACCCGGAGCGATAACCTTAACGTTCTTAATCGTGTAAACCACGCCACCAATTGTTACCGTGCTTTCGTCAATCTCAGGAGCAGTTAAAGCATTGCCAGCGGTGTTCTTTGTCGACATTAATAATTGCTGGTCATCTCTTTTTATCAAGACACCGTCAACGTCCTGCTTGCCAAAATCAAATACAGCGCCAGTTGTTGACTGGGTTGTTGTGGTGACTGCTGCCGTTCCAGTCGACGGGCTGTATGCCGCTACGGTGCTGCGTGTTAGCGTTACTGCCTGTCCAAACTCTAGTAAGATTTCGTCTGCAACAACCGAATCTTCATAGTAGTCGTATGCCATCTAGACTCTCACCAATTCAGTCTGTCCGAAGCTGTTTTTCAGATACGGACGAAGTGTCGCGTCGATTTCTGGGTATCTCTTTGCCTGCGGGCTGAATGGGTCGTAGCTCGTAGATATTTGCCCGATGGTTACGCTCAACTTTCCACGTGTAAGATCGGCATTTAACTCAGCACTTGCTGAACGAAGCGCAAGAGATGCGCACGCCCGCTTTACTTCCACTGGCACGATATTCGATGCGTAGTAATTTGCACCTGCACCATACTGCTCCGGCTGATCCTTAATGGGTGTCCAGCCACGAGGCCAATCAAGAGCCTGCTCTAGCACAAACCGTGTGCCATCCCATAGAAACCGATACCTGCTGACCATATAGGTCGTTGCTTTGCGTAGTGACTGCTCTCTAACTCCATCCGATGCCAATGCAGCCCATCCAGCGTTACCGATGCTTGTAAAATATGTGCTGGCATCTATCACTGAGATATAGCTTTCAGCGGTAGACAGACCAGTTCCATCTTCTACTATCAGTGCCATTATTTCTTAACCTTTTTCGGCTTGTCATCAATAGAATAAAGGACGTGTCCCTTCGCTTCATCAAAGTCAGATGCGTTGATGACAACAAAATCACCCTGCGACGGCTGATGCGTAGACTTAATCTTTACAGTTGGAATGTGAACTAACTCGGTCATGCTATGCACTCCTTTGTCTTTCGGGTAGTCACTACTGCCCCCTCGTTGGAAGGGGCAGAGATTACTAACCGATCATCAAAGCAGTGTGACGTGGAGCAATTACTTTAACGCCCCATGCCAAGCCAACCTCGAAGTGAGTCTGGCGATAGCCTTTGTACTCAGCGATCTGGAAAGTCAATCCAGAAACTGGGTCTGTGAAGTCGTACACATCAGCAGCACCGTCACCGCCGTAAGGCATATAAGGGGTGCGTGTTGCCAAGATGATAGCGGACTTGCTGAAAAGCATATTGCGGTCGGTTGCTGCAATCAGAGTGATTGCGCGGGTAGCTACACCTTGAGCTACACGGAGACCCGGCTCAGCTAAGGTGATCGTATCGCCCGATGCAGGATTGGCACCAGCGAACACGACTGAGGTTACGACGTATTTGTTAGTGTCGTTTGCGAAAGTGACAATATCGCCCGCGATAATCAGACCTGTTCCAGCGGTTGCTAATGGAATCAAGGTTTGACCAACAGTGAAAGCTGCGCTGGTGCTAGTTGCTGATGCAGCAGTTCCTATCGTTACATCCTGTTTTACAGAGCCAGACTCGTGCATATCAACACCGAAGATGCTACCGATACGGCCCTGACGGAGCAGATCAGAAGTGCCAGCCTCGTTAACTTTGAACAGGGTCGATTGCAAACCCATCATGTTAGCGGTAGCGGTAGAACTCAGAACGCATTGCAAGTCACCTTGAGGAGCGCCGTTGTCCTTCAGAATCTTCATCGCATTTGTCAGGTCGGTGAAGTTACCAGCAGTCGCCATTGGCTGCGTGCCGTCCGTACCTTGCGCACGTGATGCTTTGATGTGCAATGCGGCTAGATCAGCCTCTACGAGCGAAACAATTCCTCTGAAAGCCTGCTCAAAACGCTGAGAAATTACGGAGTTGTATATGCCCGTCTCGCTGATAGCGAGCTGCTCGTCGCCGTTGTAAGCGATTGGAGCTGCATACTGGTTGCTGATGGTGATTGTCGTGTTGCCGGGAGTAACGCCACCAGTGTCAGGTGCGAATGATCCGGGTGTGATACTGACAGGAGTAATTGCGCCAACGATAGGCACGTTTACTGTCTGACCGATCTTTACTGCATCGACTGTTGAGTCACGGGATACAGCAGGAATGAAGCCGACTAATTCGCGTGATACGCGATCCATGCCAGCGTACATGAACGGAATTAGGTTCGTGAGGGTATTGGGTGAGGCCATGATAGAGTGTCCTTTAAGTAGGTTTGTAGGTCAAAAATAAGTTTCATTTTCAGACCATCCCGGTCACTGCTATCACGAGCATCCCACCCGCCCATCTTGTTCGTCGTGTCTAGGGCATCCCGCCCTTGTTACCAACCACCAGCATCCCGCTGGCAGAGATCAATCTGTAATGGTATGCGTCTTGATCGCTTGACCGCGTTTATCGGCTTCCAATGAGTTGAAGTGTGCGCGTGTCATCGTCTTGCTGCCACCGTCATTCGTGTGCCGACCGCCATTAGCTCCACCGCCAGAAGCCTGAGACATCAGCCAATGCTTCGGTGGATTCTCAAGCCACTCAGTCGGTGAGAAAGGTGTTTTGCCATCCTTTCCTAAGACCGTCTGTCCTTCGCTATCTAGCTGAACCGCGTTACCACTGTCATCCAGCGTGAAAATACTTTGAGCGCGGAGGAGAGCGTCATCAATCGCGTCGACGTGCAAACCAGCTTTAGCAGCAGCAGCCCGAATATGGTTATCTAAAACTCGCTGCTTGTAAGCATCCGCCCTTGCTCTCTCAGCCTTCGTTGCATCATCGGCTGCATCTACGCGCTTCTGCAATTCAAGTCTTAACTTCTCGCTGCGCTTTGCAATCACTTCATCAATCTTGCCAGCCGCTATAAGGCTTGCTTCTCCATCGCCCTCTAGCTTCACCATCATCTCTTTGACTTTAACAGGATCAATGCCTGCAAACTGTTCTTGAAGTATTGCTAACGCGGCTTTGCTATCTTTAGCAAGTCTGCGATTTTCATCGAGAGCCTTTTTTAAGCCGGACGTGTCCTCCAATCCAGAAACGTCAAGATAAAATTTGCCATCGTCTTTGCTTATATAAAATGCTTCCTGTCCTGCTGGTACTGCGTCTGTTACTAGTGCTAGTGCCATTTATCTTCCTCTTTGCGGGGTTGGAAAAATACAGTTATTGTTATGATGCAATAAAAACATACAACAAGTCAACAAATTCTTTAGTCGTATTTATTTTTTAACTGGGCAAGAGTTAGTTCACGTCCCTTTCCATCAATTAAGTCGTTCAGCGTAATCTTTTTGTCTCTGAACAATTGGGCGCGACCCGCTCCGAGCTGCTCGTCTTGAGTTTCTTTTGACTGGCGTGAAAAGAATCCAGACGCGGTAGTGTCAGCAGGAATCTGCCCTTCGCTGCTCGCCCTCGTTCCAATCTTGGGTTCTGGCAGGTTAGAGCCGAGTTCCTTGTAAGTCAAAGTCACTCCGACCAGCACGCACCTACAGTTAACGTGAATCGGAGGATTCTCGAACGGTATTGAATGACCGACAGGGTCTTTACTAACCGTCTCCCACTCAAGACCAGCACGCGACATACAGCGCGGACAGGTATTACTGTCAAAAGTAGTTAGGAATCGAATCTTTGGAGCGACATCCTCATTTTGCTCTAGCAATTTTAGGTGAGAATCGTTTGCGATGGTTTGCATTGCAGTCTGTACAACCGCAGCAGCGTTTCTCCGCGAGACTTCTAATATTCCAGTCTGTCCAGCACGTCCTTTAACGCGAGTGATTATCTGCTGGTTTGTCTCACCTTGTATAGCACCCTGTCGTATAGCGTTGCTTAATCTGAACGATGTGTCCGTCGATAGCTTTCCCCACCAGTCACTCAATGGGCCACCTTCGACCGCCACATTGCCAACAATCCGCCCCAATGTCGTAGCCGTAGGCAGAACGATAGCAGCTTTTAGCGTGGTATCCATCGACTTAGCCAAGTGCTTTGCCTGAGTCTGCGCGAGCGTATCGGTGGTCTTTATAAAGTCTGCCTCTGCTTTAGCGTAATACTCGCCGACAACAGCATTTACCTGCTTCAATAACTCAGCCTGCCGAACTTTAGTAAATTCTGTCAATGGAGCTGCGCCAGAAAGTTTGGCTACGATCTCCTTCTGCATC